AAACTTGGCGATTTCAGATTTGTCTGTTATCCCATTTACCTCTGTAATTTGTTTGTTCAACCTCCAAGTAACTTTTGGTGCAGTCCTTCCTTGAGGATACGACTCCGACATTTTTTGAATCTCTAAAATCTCACCATAAGTTAAAGGTTTTATCTTTACAGTAGTTTGAGACTTTGGTAACATAGTTACAAAAGTTCCATCATCCAATGGTTGTTGTCCTTTAATAACATCTAATTCATCTAATCTGACATTCCCTTTGAATGGCTTTTTTGTAATTGGGTCAACTAAGTTCAAATCCATTTCAGGCCCAAACGATGTATTTCTTAAAAAAATTAATATTGATTCAACATCTCCTTCTAATAAATCTTCAATACGAACATCTGGTTCATAGATTTTAGATCTTAATAAAATTTGAGTCATGTCGTTACCGCCAGCCATGAGGATGTTTTCATCATTCGCTGTAAGATATCCAACTTTGATAGATTTTTTCTTATTCTTATAAAAGAGACCTTGTGTCGGTAAAGGCACAACGTCATGAGGTAACGAAAAATTTGATTGTCCGTGTTCTTTTGCTTGATTATCCATATAAAAATTTAACCGTAAAGTTTAGTGCTTTACGGTTAAATATAATTGTATTTGAATTTTAATAAATAGTATCTTGATAAATTAGTAAACAAGTACGCAACGATCCATTCTAAGTGTTGCGTTAATTGTTGCTAGTCCGTCTTGTGCGTAACTCAAAGCGTTGAAGTTCACATCAGTCAAAAATGTTCCATAAAGAATCCATTTTTCTACAACAACACCAGTTGGGTCTAACATCTCAAGGTCAACGTTTTTCTTATAACCTGCTGCGTATCCCATACGTCCGGTAACCGATTCAGCACATAAACGTATCCATTCCATTAAAGCTTGTGAAGCTGAGGGACCAATTGGGTCTCTGAAAGTCACCGCTAATTCATTCCAATTAAAACGACCAGCCACATATGTTGAAGTATTTAAGAATGGTATTTCAGTTGCGTTAATTTTTATACTTGGTCTTTTTGCCGTTTCAACAAACCATTCATTAATACCTAATGTTGATGGAAATCGCATAATAAAACGATTATTTCTTTTTGGTTCATACGGTATGGGCATTTTCATTAATAAATCAGCCATTGTCTATTTGTTTTTAATTTTTATTTTTTTATCTTGTTTATTATAAATATTACCTATTTTTCTCTTGACTTTTAGATTTAAATTTTTTATAATTCTAGAAATTCTAGTTATTATAATTAATTATTTAATAGTTTTTATTTATAATAATTATTTTAATATTCTTTTTTAATTCCTCCTGCTGTTGAATATACTGTAACTATATTATCTGGGTCGTTCTCAAAATCTTTTTTTATAGTTTCCGCGTTTTTTAAATCGTCATCCGAAAAACCTACTTTTGGTACAAAATAATTACTTATCTTATTTTTTAAGAAAGCTTTTTTCTGAATATAATCAGACATTTCCCTAACATAATTAACAAACTCTCTTACTGCCATTTTTTTTAATGGTTCTACTTTAGCGGCCGACCCTTGTCCGTAAGTTACTGGATAAAATTTACATAAATCCAAATATTCACGAATCATTTCTCTTTTAGATACATTTTCTTCATCCGCTAAATCACGATATTTTTCTAAATTTCTAACCAATTCATTAGAATCTATACCATTCGTATTTGAAACAATATAGTTATAAACACCTTCTTTTAATACTGATGGTGTGTGTCCTCTTGCAGTTACAATAGCTAAGATTGAACCATTATTAATTGCCTCTACAAAATCAGGCCAAGCTGCTGCCGGTTTAGCCGTCATAGCATCGACAATAAATTGTTTATCACCTTTAACACCAAACCATTTATAAGCATCTTCAGCAAATCCAACAATTGTATGTCCATCAAATTCAAATGGTTCTTTACCAATCTCTTCTCTGTAAGTTGCAAAATCTTCAGTTGACATTCCTACAGTATCCCCTTCTTCGTCTTTTAACAATATTTTAGTTGGCATTGATACAATATTATCGTCCCAATCAAACGCATAATATTTTTCATCCGGAGCACCAAACTCATCAATTCCTTCAACTATTTTATTTTTTAACATAATTTTATATTAAGGCTTATTATGACCCACTATTACAATGGGTCATAATTTTTTTATTATATATTCTCGAAAGAAGCTCCTGTTGGAGTAATATAGAATGTAATGTCTATAAATTCTAACGATTTGGTTGGTTTGATATAAATCTTACCTGTCATTTGATTTCTGTCTAAATCAGCGGTGTCTGACGAAACTGTTACACGGAAGTCATATAAACCTCTGTCTCTTCTGATAGCATCTAAGATAGGATTAACCGCATCTAAGAAATCTTGTCTTACTTTTTGGTCGTTTTGTTCAAACAATAATCTTACAGATACTGCCGAAATCAATTTACGAGCTTGAAGTAATAATCTTCTAACATTTATTCTATCAAGTGCTGATTGAGCAATTTGTAGAGTTTTATTACCCCAAATTACGGTACCAACATCAGAGAAAGTGGCAATTGGGTTGATACGTCCTTGGTAAAGGGTGTCTCTATCTTCTTGAGTAAGTTTCTTTCTCGCTTTGATAGCATTTACGATACCTCTTGTGTAACCTGCCGCTGCGAACCAAGGGAACGCAATGTTATCAGTTAATGCCAAGTTTCTTACAACCTCAGCCGTTGGTGGTAAATAGATTTGAGTGTTATTTACACTATCTCTAGTTAATACCCAAGGGTAGTAAGTTGCGGTGTAGTTAGAATCAATACCTCTATTCTCTAGTTCATTTACTGCCTCTTGTGGATAAATTAACGCACTTGGGTCAGGACTTGGAATAAATCACTATCAGCTGTTGTACAAATATATAATGAGTCAGCTCTGTTGAACTCAATCATTTCAATTGCATCTTCAACTAAATCAGAGTTATTAGTATAATCAATCCCTGGAGTAACAAATAAGTTAATATTAACCGATTCAGGATTTGAGAATGTTTGTTGACCTAATAAATATGCGTAGTAATCAGAGTTCGCGTAATCAACACTATTGTTACCAACAGTAATTTGTTTAAACGCTCCAAAACCTGTAGCTGTTGGATATCTTAAATCCGGACAAGCACCATTTAAGTAACCTCTTTGACCTAATTTAAATGTATCGGTATTAGTTCTTGATTCTCTATAGATATCCCAACCATCAAAACCACCTTGTACTAATAATGTGAATTTACGTGAGTATATTCTGTAGTAAGGACTTGTTTCATCAGACGGGTCTGATATAAATGGAGCGTCACCAACATAGAATTCAGGATTTGATGTTCCCGGATAAACAATCGATGATGCGTTTACATCCATATGGAAACCTCTTGTTTTATATGTCCAATCAGCACCTTCAGTAGTATTACAAATATTTAAAGGATTTTGTTTTCCTTTATATTGGAAGAAATCAGGGTCATATCCTACACCATATCCTGTCGAAATCCCTAAGTAAGTTCTACGAACATTATCTCCCGGACTTTGGATTGCCAAGTTAGAACCTGAACTTAATCCAAATGGGGGGTCAAATACAACTTCACCAGGGAAATCATATTTAGTTTTAAAAATTGGGAATGGTGGTCTAGAAGTTGCGTAATTTCTAAAATTAAATCCTTGGAAACCACAAGGTAATGAATCAACGGGTGCGTCTTCATTCATTTCAACCATTATGTATTTAGAATTTAACTCATATTCTCCATCAGTTGTTCCAATCTTTTTAGCCACAAACGAATTATCGTTAGGGTCCATACTACAGTTAGTAAATTTCTCAATAACTACAGGATTATTATCGGTATCAAAGAAATCTCTAACCAAAATATCAAACGTTAAATTACCGAATGACATATTAGCAATTGAAATTTTAATTTCAGTGTTAGCTGCGTTACCATCGGCAATTGTTGCGAATCTGAATAAGTTATAAACTTTACTACCTCTTAATTCTGAAACAACCCAAGGTGAAACAGGTGTTTGGTATCTTTCTAAATAAAACGCAATTGAGGATAAGTCATTTCCTTTTGCTCTTGGTAAAGATAATAAATCACAATTTATACCTCTAATATAACCTTTATTATAACCGTAGTTTAATAATGTTTGGAATCTCTCTTCAACAAATAATGGAACAGTGGTTCTTGGTTTTGCAAAGTTTGAAGAACCAAATACCTTTGGAAGATATT